ATGTTAAGATACAGGCCGCACAGACGATTCTAGACCGTATAGGGCTAGGTAAAGCAGATAGAGTAGATGTTAATCACAATATATCTGATAATACAGGTGCATTGTTTATTCTTCCTGCAAAGAAACCATCAACAGTAGATGCTGATTACGATGAGATTCCCCAAGACTAAACCAAAGGGTAAAGGGTTAATTCCTTTTGGTTATGTTTACAACCAAGAAACAAAACTATTAGAAGCAATTCCAGGCCACTTAGAAACCTTGGAAGAAGCTTTACAGTTATTTGAAACAGAACAGCTTCCTTCCTTACGACAAGCTATTGAGTACATCAAAACTAAGATACCTGACGCTAAGATATCGCATCAGACCTTTTCTAATTATCTTAAAAAAGAAGGCCATGAGCGTAGACAATACACTTATCACTCTGTTGTTAAAAAAGATAAAACAGCTAAACAAGGCATAAGAAAGACCAGAAAGCGCATATCTCGTCTGGAAAGTAAGTTAAGTAATACCAAACAACAATTAAAGAAAAAAGAAAAAGTATTCAAGAAACTCAGTGAAGACCCTAATAAATCAACAGTACAGGGTAAGATTGTTGATATAGAGCCTGTAGCAGAAACATTCAAAGATGATATTGAACAAGCAGTTGTATTTGCTCCTAATGAAGGCCCACAGACAGAGTTCTTAGCAGCTTCTGAAACAGATGTGCTATATGGTGGAGCTGCAGGAGGAGGTAAATCCTATGCAATGCTGGTAGATCCTCTACGCTATGCACACAGATCAGCTCACAGAGCACTAATTATTAGACGCTCTATGCCTGAACTCAGGGAATTGATAGATAAATCAAGAGAACTGTACCCTAAAGCATTTCCTGGTTGTAAGTATCGTGAAGTTGAAAAGATGTGGAACTTCCCTTCGGGAGCCAAGATAGAGTTTGGTTTCTTAGAAAGAGATGCTGATGTGTATCGCTATCAGGGACAAGCCTATAGCTGGATAGGGTTTGATGAGATTACTCACCTTCCTACAGAGTTCAGCTGGAATTACTTAGCTTCACGACTAAGAACCACTGATACAGAAATAATCCCCTACATGCGCTGTACTGCTAACCCTGGTGGTGTAGGAGCACATTGGGTAAAGAAAAGATATATTGATCCTTGTGAGCATAATGAAAGCTTTGAAGGAGCAGATGGCCTTACAAGAAAGTTTATTCCTGCCAAATTAGATGATAATCCTTATCTGGCCTATGACGGCAGATATGAAAAGATGTTAATGGCTCTGCCTCCTACACAGCGTAAACAATTACTAGAAGGCAATTGGGATGTTAATGAAGGGGCTGCTTTTACAGAGTTTGATCTAGACATACATGTAATACCTCCTTTTCAGATTCCTATTGGATGGGAGCGAGTAAAAGGTATTGACTATGGTTATGCCAGTGAATCAGCTTGTATCTGGGCAACCCTAGATCCTTCAGATGGCACACTAATTGTTTACAGAGAGCTATATCAGAAAAACTTAACAGGTCAGGACTTAGGCTACGCAATTACTGAAATGGAACTACAAGATCCTTTTTCTGTTGCAGGTGTTCTAGATACAGCAGCTTGGAACAGAACAGGAACACTTGGCCCTACAGTAGGTGAAACCCTAGTAAGACAAGGCCATAAGCTAAGAAGATCAGATAAAAACAGAATTCAAGGTAAGATTCAGATACATGAATACTTACGTATACAGCCTAGTGGTAGACCTAGACTGCAAATATTTAATAGTTGTCCTAATTTAATTAAAGAACTTCAGAATATCCCACTAGATAAATCAAATCCTGAAGATGTGGATACTAGAGCACAAGACCATGCTTACGATGCTTTACGTTATTTAATCATGTCTAGACCCAGGGTAACTGATCCTTTGTCTAATTTAAGAAATTTACGCCTAGAACAGGCATATACCCCTGCAGATAATATTTTTGGGTATTAGTTGTGTATTGTATTTGATATAGACTATTATTGCCTTATTTGGTAGCGTATTTACATATAATAATAATAATAACTTCGGCTAATAGTTTTACTGTTAGTAAAATAATTTAATAACTCAATCGAGGTAATATTAAAAATGGCAAATCCAGTTTATAACGTAAGAGATACTGGTAGAAACTCAGCAAGAACAGGTGACGTTAGAGAGATTGCTGATAATCTAGTAACTTCTATGACTTCAGTAACTACAGGTACAATTGCTGTTACTGCTGATGCAACCTATGACGTAAGTTTTACACAACCTGCAGATACTATTATTCGTAATTTGATTGCAATTCCTGCTGGTAACATTGTTACTGCTGGAACATCAGGTGATGATGTTGACTTTGATCTAGGTACTGCCGCAGGTGGTGGTCAGATTATTGATGAGAAAGCTATCCTTGATGATGGTGGATCAGCAGTAACCTGGACAGCTAATGCACCTTTGTACATTATTCAAAACTCTCATGGTCATGCAGCTAATGCTTTTGTTGGTACTGGCGTAACTGCTGGTGTCGTAGGTGGCCCTGCTACAAGTGAAGCAATTGTTATTGCAAGTACACTTTATTCAGCAGCAGCACGAACACTACATGCTCGTTTGAAGCCTTTGGCTAACGACCTTGCAACAGCAGCAACAACTGTTACTTATCTTGTAGAGTTTTTGCACTTGGGTGCTACACCTGATCAGTAAAATGAATTGATGAAAAAGTTAAACAACTATCAAGTAGTTCTTATAGTTGTTTTTCTTTTAATTGTTTTATTTTTGGAATGAGTTATGGCAGAAGAAAATAACTTAACAGCAAACGAACTTTATTTTTCAGAAGTTGAAGATGAGCAAGGTTTAGAGCTTTCGCTTGAAGAAGGACTTCAGAAAAATTTAGTTGCGTTGTTGATTGATCGCTACGATAAATCTACTGCTGCCAGAGATAACGATGAAGAGCGATGGATAATTGCTTATCAGAATTATCGAGGGCAGTATAATAAAACTGTTAGATTTAGAGAGTCTGAAAAATCAAGAGTATTTGTTAAAGTAACTAAGACAAAAGTGTTAGCTGCTTTTGGACAACTTGTTGATGTTATTTTTGGAGCTAATAAATTCCCTATTGGTATATCAGCAACAAAAGTACCAGAGGGTGTTTCTGAACATGCTCACCTTGCTAACAATACACCTATGCCAGGAATAGAAACATCTGTTCCTACAGGTGAAGGTGAAACAACAGAAGATAATCCTTTTGATGTTGGTTATGCAGGTGATGGCAAAGTTCTTAAACCAGGTGCTACTTTTGACAGTGGGAAGTTTGATGTTGTCCCCCTTGATAAAGCGTTAGAAGAGGAGCTAATAGATGGCCCCTCTTTAGATCCTACAGCCTTTAGAACTTCTCCTTCTCAAGAAGCAGCAAGAAGGATGGAAAAATTAGTTCACGATCAGATTGAAGAATCTAATGGCTCAAGTGAAATAAGAAACTCTTTATTTGAATCTGCTTTGTTTGGCACAGGTATTGTTAAAGGCCCATTTAACTTTAATAAAACATTAAACAAATGGGAGCAGGATGAAGAAGGTAATAGAACTTACACTCCTGTTAGCGTAAGAGTTCCTCGTTTAGAATTTGTTTCTATCTGGGATTTCTTTCCTGATCCTAATGCAACAAACATGGATGAGTGTGAGTATGTTTTTCATCGTCACAAGATGAATCGTACTAAGCTGCGCTCTCTTGCAAAGATGCCTTACTTTAATAAAGAGGCTATTCGTGAAGCATTAGCGGCTGGCCCTAACTATGAAGAAAGGGATTATGAAACAGCGTTAAAAGATGATTCAAGAACTGAGACTTATGGTAGTGGTCAGTTTGAAGTTGTTGAGTATTGGGGTGTCATGGATGCTGAATATGCTCGACAAGTTGGTATGGAAATATCAGAAGATGTTGATGATCTAGATGAAGTACAGATTAATGCTTGGATGTGTAATGGTTTTTTATTGAGAGCTGTTGTTAATCCATTTACTCCATTTAGAATTCCTTATCATGCTTTTCCTTATGAGCGTAATCCTTATAGCTTCTTTGGAATTGGCATTGCAGAAAACATGGATGACTCCCAAAACATTATGAATGGTCATGCAAGAATGGCGATTGATAATCTTGCACTATCAGGGTCACTTGTTTTTGATGTTGATGAGACTGCTCTTGTTGGTGGTCAGAATATGGAAATATATCCAGGTAAGATATTCAGGCGACAAGCTGGAGTACCTGGACAAGCTATCAATGGTTTGAAGTTTCCTAACACATCAACAGAAAACATGATGATGTTTGATAAGTTCAGACAGCTTGCAGATGAACAAACAGGCATCCCTAGTTACTCACATGGCATGACAGGCGTACAAAGCATGACTCGTACTGCTTCAGGGATGTCAATGTTGCTAGGGGCTGCCTCACTTAATATTAAAACAGTGATTAAGAATTTAGATGACTTTCTTTTGAAACCTATTGGAGAAGCTTACTTCCAATGGAACATGCAATTCTTAGATAGTGATATAGGTGTTGAAGGTGATCTTGAAGTAAAAGCAACAGGTACAAGTAGCCTAATGCAAAAAGAAGTAAGAAGTCAGCGATTGACTACTTTCTTACAAACTATTCAAAACCCTGCTGTAGCTCCTTTTATCAAAGTAAATAAATTAATTAGTGAATTAGCAGTAAGCCTTGAGCTAGATCCTGATGAACTAATGAATGATGCTGATGAAGCAGCTCTTATGGCAAGAATAATAGGAATGCAAAATGCTGGACAAGCAACTGGCGCGGAAGCTGTCGCCCCTGGTGAACAACCTGGAGACATGGGAACCCCTCCTGGAGTACCTCCTGAAGCTCAAGGACTTGGAGTTACAGGTACTGGTGGCGGCAACATCGGAACTGGAAATGTACCGCAGCCAGGGGAAGGTGAGTTTGCTGGTACGCCTAGAGCAGTTGAAGGATAGCGTGAACGAAGCTAGAGATAGGAGTGAGTAATGGCTGAAAAAGATACAGATTTAAACAAGGTTGCAGATTTTTTCTTTGGCACTCCTCCTAATGTAAAAGCAAAAAGAGCAAGAGGAGAAGAAGTTCCTCTTATGACACCAGTTGATATTTTATCAAAATTTGGTGTCTCAGAAGAAAAAATAGATAAGATAACTAAAAATGTAGGAAGTATGCCTGAATCAGTTGCAGATGCTGCTATTTTCTTAATACAAAAAGGAAGAGATTTAGGAATATTAGACGATCCAAAAGAATCTAAAGCTATGGGAGGCTCTATGCTTTCAAGACAGAATTATGAAGAAGGAAGTAAAGCAATAGAAGTACCTCAAGAAGTCATTCAATATGATGATGCAACAATTAAAAGAGATAGAGCACTTGCTTCAGAAAATTTAACTCCTGCTCAAATTCAAAAAATTAATAATCAATATAATCAAGATATTAAAAATATTGATATGAGTATTATTTTTGAATATGCGAGAGAAACAGGTCAATTAGGAGGTGAAGAGTTATTTCCTAAAGAAGAAAAAGCTATGGGTGGACGAATAAATTATCAAGAAGGCGGTTCTTTAATGGTTCCTCCTGAAATGGAAGGTATGGCAGATGATATGCCAGTAGATACCTATCCTAATATTCCACCTGAAGAGATGGCAGAAGTAGAGGCTTCACAATTGCCTGATGAAGAAATGGAAGATAAGTACATGGACTTTGTTGTTAATGAATCTTTGGATAGTGAAGAACAAAGTTATTTAATGAATGCTCTAGAAACAGATCCTATGCTAAGTCAAATCTTTGACAAAGTTATAACGACTGCTTCTGAGTTTACTGGTGCTGGAGAAGTAGAAGGCCCAGGAACAGGTGTATCAGACTCAATACCTGCACGATTGTCAGATGGCGAGTTTGTATTCACCAAAAAAGCTACCGATCAAATGGGGGCAGATAACCTTCAGATGATGATGGATGATGCTGAACGTGCATTTGATGGTGGCGAAATAAGAATGCCTAAACAAGAAGGTGGCATGATGATGTATAAACAAAAGGATGAAGATCCTCTTGCTTATGAAAAAATAGCTCAAGATGAAATAAAGAAAAACATGTTGAGAGCTAATCGTGCTCCTAGCTTACTAGGTGTAAATTAAAATAAGGCTACCTTGTAATACACAAGCCCCAGATTCTTTAGACGTTTAGAATTGGCTACCTTGCAAGAAAACAAGCCCCTTAGAAAAGGAAAGAGTAATGTCTGAAACAGATGTGATGGAAGAGGAAAGGATCCCTAATCCTTATAATATGAAAAAACCTTGGCATGAAGCTGACGGAAAACGTATGCCTCAAGCTGATGAATTATATTATGAAGATGAAGCCCCTAAACCTACAAAGGCTACCCGACAACGTAAGTCGGCCCCTGAAGAAACTTCTACTAATCATAATTATAAAAAAAGATACGATGATCTAAAGCGTAGATATGATCAGAGAATAGGTGAGTTCAAGCAAAAAGAGATAGATTTTCAGTCTCAAATGCAAGCAGCTCAACCTAGTTATGAAGCTCCTAAATCTCAAGAAGAACTTCAAGAGTTTAGGGAGTCTAATCCTGACTTGTATGAAACAGTTGAATCAGTAGCACATAACATTGCTTCTGAACAGGTGAACAATTTGCAACCTCGTCTTTCTGCTATTGAGCAAAGAGAACGAGAAATTGCAATGCGTGAAGCTGAACAGACAATGAGAGAAAACCATCCTGACTACGATGATATTCGTGGTAATGATAATTTTCACGATTGGGCTAAAGAACAACCTGACCAAATACAAGATTGGATTTATCATAATCCTGATAATGTTGCTTTAGCGTCAAAAGCTATTGATCTTTATAAAATGGAATCTGGTATAGGACAAAACTCTTCAAAAAGAAGTCCAGCTAAAAAAAGGCAGTCTCCAGAGTCTGCTGCTGATATGGTTTCTACTAAAACAACCAATGTAGAACCTAGACAGCAAAAAGTTTGGACTGAAACTGAAATTTCCAAAATGTCCCTTGATCAGTTTGATAAGTATGAAGAAGAAATTCGTGATGCTATCTCTGAAGGAAGGGTGAGGAAAATCTAAAATTCTTTTCTTAGGAGAAATATAAAATGGCTTCAAACACAAGTGATCAGTTTTTTGAACCTAGTACAGATACCAATGCTAACTTTGGTAATTCTGTATCGGGTCAAACAAACTCGTTTTTCTTACCCAAGGTTTATTCTAAGCAGGTTTTAAACTTTTTTCGTAAAGCATCTGTAGCGGAAGCAATTACCAATACAGACTATGCTGGCGAAATCGCTGCTTTTGGTGACACAGTAAGAATAATTAAAGAACCTACAATCTCAGTAGATCAATACGAGAGAGGACAGGCTATAACAGCAACTAAATTAACTGACCAAGAAATTACGTTAATTATTGATATTGCTAATGCATTTAAGTTTATTGTTGATGACATAGAAACAAATATGTCTCACGTTAACTTTCGTGACGTAGCAACTTCATCTGCTGCCTATGCTCTTCGTGATGCTTTTGATTCGGGTGTAATCGCAACTATGTTCTCAGGTGTTTCTGCATCAAGTCCTAATCATATATTGGGATCTGACAATGCTACTGACCTAGCTGCTGGTACTTTTGATGGTACTGGTAACTTGGACATTGGATTTGACTCTTCTGAGCATGATCCTATTGATGTCCTTGGTCACATGGCTCGTCTACTTGATGAGCAGAATGTACCTGAAGAAGGTCGCTGGTTCCTTGCAAGTCCTGACTTCTATGAAGTCCTGGCTTCAAGTTCTTCCAAGCTACTTTCTGTGGACTATAACGCAGGACAAGGATCTATTAGGAATGGTCTAGTATCTTCTGGTCTATTGCGTGGATTTAATATGTACAAAAGCAATAACATTGCTGATACAACTAATGCAGCAGGTAAGTGCATTGGTGGTCATATTTCATCTACTGCAACTGCTCAGACAATCACCAATACAGAAGTATTGCGTGATCCTGATAGCTTCGGTGACATTGTACGTGGTCTTCACGTATATGGAGCCAAAGTCCTTCGTGGTGAAGCATTAGTCTCTGCCTTTTATGGTATTGACTAGTAAAACTAAGGCTAGGGGGTCACATTGTGGCCCTCTATGCTTTTTTTGGAGCATTTTATGTCTCAAATAGGTTCAGAAGAAAATCCTGTTATGTTTCGTAAAGCGATTGTTTCTAAAGAAAGTCGTTTTAGAAAAGGATTTAATAAAAAAAAATACGATGAAAACTATGACAAAATTTTTAATCGTGTATCTGAATTTGATATCTGTAGAAAAAAAAGTAAAACTTTTTCCAGTGCTCAAGAGTAACTTTTATGGAAGTTAATTCTGTACTTGATACATCTTTAATATCCTGGCAGAAAGTAGCTGTAAAAAAGCAAGAAAGTTTACGTACTGGAGGAGAGGGACAAGTTATTAAAGAAATTGCTGAAACAATAGAACCTCTTCTTTATATACAGAAAAATGGAAGGCTAGAAGTAGAAAAACTTTCTAGCTCACACAAAATAATTAATCTTCTTGTTTAAGGAGAAGAAATATGGCGCATAAGCAAAAAAAGATGGGTGGTGGTATGTCTAAGCAACAAATGATGGGTGGTGGTAGAGCTATGTATGGTTCTGGTGGCTATGCTTCTATCCATGAAATGGAAAGAGATTGCTCTAGAAAAACCAATGTAATGCCTTCTTCTAAAGGGTATGGAGATAAAGTTACTATCAAGGTAACTATATGAAAGTACCTGCTCCTAAAGGCTATCATTGGATGAAGCAAAAAAATGGTAGCTATAAAATAATGAAGCACAAAGGAAAGTTTGTTAAACATAAAGGGGCTAGTTTGGCAGTTAATTTTCCTGTGCAAAAACAACATAAAGCGTAACTATGGCTGAAACTTATCTTAATTTATGCAATGACTTACTTAGAGAGTTAAATGAAGTTACTTTAACTAGCACTACGTTTTCGTCAGCTATTGGTGTTCAGGCACATATCAAAGATAGTGTTAATAGAGCTTATCTTGATATTGTAAATGAAGAACCTCAGTGGCCTTTCTTAGCAACTGCACTTAGTGGTGCTACTGATCCTATGTATGGCAATGTTTATATAGAAACAGTTGCAGGTACAAGATGGTATTTACTAAAAAGTAGTAGCTCTAGTTTAACTACTGATTATGGGTCTATAGATTATGATAATTTTTTACTGACAACAGTAGGTGTATCAGGAGAGTCTGCTCCTTATACTATGAGAAATTTACGCTTTACAACTACAGAAGAGTGGAAAGACTATTTTAGAATATCTCAAAATCAAGATGATGCTGATAGTCAAAACTATGGAGTTCCTTCTAGGGTTATAAAAAGCCCTGATACTAGAAAGTTTGGTTTAAGTCCTATTCCAGATAAAGTTTATCGTATTTGGTTTTATGCTTATGACTTACCTACTGAGCTTTCAGCACATGGAGATCAGTTAGTATTTCCTACAACTTATAAAACAGTATTGTTAGCAAGAGCTAGATACTATGTTCATCAGTTTAAAGAGAATCCTCAGTCAGCAGCATTTGCATTAGAAGACTATAAAAGAGGTCTTCGACTAATGAAGTTAAATTTGATGGAGTCTGCCCCAGGATATTTTAAAGATGACAGGATAAGGTTCGTCTAATGTCTCAACCCTTTGCCCTAGCATGTCGAGGTGGTTTGAATGTTAATTTGAATCAACTTGAAATTATGCGACAGCCTGGATTAGCTACAGAGTTATTAAACTTTGAAGTAGATCCTGATGGTGGGTATAGGCGTATTAGCGGCTTTACTTTATTTGGTGGAGGTTCTTCTGCAAGACCTAACTCTAGTAATAGAATACTTGGACTAGCTGTATATGCAGATGGCTTAATTGCTTGTTCAGGAACAGGTATATTTTTTAGTCAAGATGGCACTAGTTGGTTACAGATAAATAAAGCTAGTGTTTCAGGAAGTGGAGATAACTACAGTACATTTACAGGACGTTCTAATGATGCACGAACTAGTCAAGGACAATGTAGTTTTGCATTATTTGAAGGTACATCTGATTATGGTGAGATGTTAATCTGTGATGGAGCTAATAAACCTTTCTTTTTTAAAATGACAGGTACAGGAGCTTTAGCAGATAGAACTTTCTTTGCAAGTGAAATAACAGTAGATAGCACTACAGCTCCTACTGTTGGAGTAATACATGAGAATCATTTTGTTGTTGGTGGTGCTCCCACTGCTAAGAACAAAATATTTTTTAGTGCTACTCTTGATCCAGATTCATTTAGTGGAACAGGTTCAGGAAGTATACAACTAACAGATGCTATTGTAGGTTTAGCAAGTTTTCGTAGTGACTTAATTATTTTTTGTAGAAACAGTATTTTTAAACTAATTAACATTAGTGATAGTAGTAATATTGCAGTTGTACCTATTACTCAGAATGTTGGTTGTTTAGATGGTAATAGTATTCAAGAAATAGGAGGTGATCTTTTATTCCTTAGTCCTGATGGTATTCGTACTGTAGCAGGTACAGCAAGAATTGGTGACGTAGAGTTAAGCTCTGTTAGTAGACAGATACAAAAATTAACAACTATTATTGCTAATGGTATAAATAATTTTGTAATTACTAGTGGAACACTACGCAGTAAATCTCAATATCGTTTGTTCTATACAAATGTTAGTCAAAGTTCTTCAGTATCAAAAGGTATTATAGGAACACTTACTCCTAATGGATTTGAGTGGTCTGAAACAAAAGGAATACAAGCTACTGGATTTGCTACAGGATTAGATAAAGATGGCGTAGAACAGTTATATCATGGGGATAATTCAGGTTATATTTATAACCATGATACAGGAAATGTATTTAATCCTGAAGGTAGTGCAGCTAATGTAGAAGCACAATACTACACACCTGATTTAGATTTTGGAGATATTGGTACAAGAAAAACTATTAAATATATTAAAATCTCAGTAACTCCTGAAGGAACTATTCAACCAGAGTTAAATGTAAAATATGATTTTGAAAGTACAACTACTCCACAACCTCCTGTTTATACTTTAGATAGCATACCTTTACCTGCTACTTTTGGCAGTTCTGTATTTGGAACAGGAATATTTGGAGCAGCAGAAAATCCATTAGTTAGACAAACAGTAGAAGGAACAGGTAATACAGTAGCACTTAGAATTAAAAGTGATGATCAAAATTCTCCTTACTCAGTTAATGGATTTTACATCGACTATATGCCGGCAAGTAGGAAATAAAATAAATGGCTTACTCATATACAAGACAAAGTACAATCTCTGATGGAGATACGATTACAGCAGCATTATTTAATAATGAATATAACCAATTATTAAATGCTTTTGCTTACTCTTCTAGTGATGCGTCT